GCGCACGACGCCTCACCAGGCGCGGCTGGGGCCGCTCCATCGGCTCGGCGGCCTTCATGGCTTCAATCGTCGAGAGCGCCCGCGTGCTGGCCGCATGGCGGGAATAGCGCCAGGTCTGCTGGGGCGAGCTGTGCAGCATCAATTCGGCGGTGCCGCGCTCATCGTGCGAGGTCGCGACGAGCCGCGTGCCGAACAGGTGCCGCAAGTCGTACACGCGAAACCGAGACACCCCGGCCGCATCGCACCACCGGTGCAAGGTGCTATGGAGCGCCGAGCCGCTGAACGGCCCCCAGGCCTCGGCCTCCGCAAACATCTTCAAGGCCTCGAGCGCTTGCGGCATGAGCGGCACCGTGCGCGGCTTCGTGCCGCCGCCTTTCTTGCGCCCGTGCACGAGCACCGTCCCGGTGCGCCAATGAATGTCGGCCGGCCGCAACTGCTTCAGGATCGCCGAGGGCCACCCCGTCCAGAGCAGCACGCGCAGCCGCGCCTGCGACTTCACCCCGCTCGGCCGCGGCCCGTCAAACCGCAACGCCTGATCGAACACGCGCAATACGTCCGCGCGGCTAGGGAGTGAGAGCGGCAGCTCGTGTTCGTGGTAGTGCGGCGTGTCTTTCGCTGGGTTCGCGCCGCCGCGCCCATTCATCACCGTAAAGAAACTCATCAGCGCCGTCCGGTACACATTGAGCGTGCCCGGCTTTTTGCCGGCCTTCCGCAAGGCTTCGAGCTGCTGCCGGATCTCCACCGCCGTGATGCTGTCCCGCGTGCGATGCCGGCCGAGCGTGTCCCGCCACCATTCGATCCGATGCGTCCGATCCACGAGCGTCGGCAAGCCCGCCATCGCTTTCAGATATTCCTTCACGTCAGATTGGAGCGTCGGCCCCTGCGCCGCCTTCGCGACCGTGAGCCCGAGATGCGCTCGAGCACGTACCGTCTTAAGCGCCTCGACGAGATCAGGCACGGGCGTGCCTGGCGGAAAGTGCTGCGAGATGAATTCGCCGTTGATACGGGCGTAAATCTGAAACCCGTTCGCCGTCTGGCGAATTCCTTTGGCAATCTTCACTGTTGTCATATATCGGTGGGTGCTGGTCGGTGGTGGTCTATCCCGTCATCTTGGCGGGTTTACGGAGTTTGCCCGGCTTGCCCAAGCCGGCAACGGCCATCTCAAGCCGTCCGATGACGTGGAGCGTGTAGAGCGCCGAGAGCACCTCCTCGAGTTCCCTGGCGAGCGCTGGACTGCTGTGCTGTATCGCCCGCAACAATTTCCGAGAGCGCCCGAGCGAGCACTTGACCGCGCGTCCTGGGGTCGAGCGGAGCGAGGAGCGCGGCGACGGCGTGCGCGATCCAGTCTTGTGCACCAGGATGAGGGGAGATCGACGGCGGCGAGAGGACATCGGTAACGCCTTTCAGGGTGGACAGAGCCGGCACCAGACAGGTCGAAGAACTGTTGCATCGTCAGGCCGAGGATGGCGGCGATGTGCGGGAGGACACCGACGCCGGGTAAGTACTTGCCGGCCTGCCATTCACTCACGGTGCTTGGGTCCACGCCGGCCCGCCGCGCTAATTCCGCCGACAACCCGCGCACGTCTCGCACATCTTGGAGCCGTGCTCTCAGCACCATCACTGCGTCTTGTTGGTCCATACGCACATCACGCTACCACATAAAAGTTAACTGTGGCCAAATTTCACGAGAGGAAAGTACTTAGACGTTGACGAGTATGTTTGGACGGGACTAATCTTGGCGCCATGCGGAGAAAGCGCGGACAGGCGTTAAAGACGCGGGTACGGGCGTTTCTGGCCGAAAAAAACATGAGCCAGCAGGACCTGGCGGCCTATATCGGCATCAGTGCCGCGCACCTCTCGACCATCCTCTCCCGCCGGGAAAACCCCTCCCTGCGTCTGGCCGTCCAGCTCGAAACCGTGACGGGCATCCCGGCTAGGGAATTTGCGGTGCGCCGATGAGCCTGCTGTCCCGCGCCGCCGAGACGTACCTGCCACTTTCCGTGGCCTGCGAGCAAGTTGGCTATCCGACCGATCGTTTGGGCCAACGGAACTTACGCCAACATCTGCGGCGGAAGGGGTTTGGTCAGCACCTCCGACGAGTGGGCAATAACTTCTCGATCCAGGTGGCCGTCTGGCAGGCCTACCTCAAGCGGTGCGATCAGGACCGGGCCGCGCACCGAGCGCTGATTGGCGCGCAATCGAAAGGCCGCTGGGCGGAACGGAGGGCCGGCAGTGGCCTGGCTTCGGATTGAAAGCAACTTCGCGAGTCACCGGAAAGTGCTCGCCGCCGGCCAGCAGCTCGGCAAAGGCGCGGTGGCGCGCGTGATCGGGATTTGGACGATCGGCGCCTGCTACGCCGTGGCACACCTGACGGACGGCCTGGTGCCCGGCCTCGTCCTCAAGGACACCCGCTACGACAAAAAGCCGGGGGAAGTCATCGAGGCGATGGTGGCCGCCCGGCTCCTCCATGTCGAGGGCGACAGCTACCGGCTCCACGACTTCCACGACTACAACCCGAGTGCCGCGGACGTGAAGGAAAAGCGCCAAACCGACCAAGCCCGCAAGCGGCAATTCCAGAAACTTTCCGCGCGGAATCCGAACGGAAAAGCTGCGCCGGATCGCGGCGACGGCGCAACATGCGACGCGGTCGGCGCAAAATTTCCGCGGGTTCCGAATCCGAATCCGAATCCGAATCCGAAAGATCAAGATCTAAACCGAGAGCGGCGCGCGCCGCTCTTCACGCACGCCGAGCGTGGTACGCCGCTCGTCGGCAGTCACGTGCGCTGTTTCGACACCCCGGTCGCCTGCGCCCGCGGGTTGTGCGTCTCGCGTTATCTCGGCCTGCAATGGCGGCAGCAAGGTGCGACCGACGAGGCCATCCGGGCCTTTGTGCAGTCAACCGTCGCCGGCCTCCCAGACGGCCCGATTGGTGACGACCCATTGAAGTTCTGGCGCGCGGCCTGGAGCGCGCGCCACGGCAGCCAAGCCCCGGCGCCGGCTGTACCAGCTGGGACGCACCAGCGCGCGGCTGACGTCACGCTCGCCACCCTGCGGCGAGGGAACCGGTAATGGACGGGCTTCCCACGCTCGAGCGGTTGATGCAGGTGGCGGCCGAGACCCCAGAGCCGGTGACCGTGGCGCCCGAGTTGCGCCGCGCCCTCGGCGTCCTGTCGCTCGCGCTCGGCCACGCGCTGAGCGAGGAGCAGCTCCTCGTCTACGCCTACGTGCTGCAGGACGTCGACCTGCGGCATCTGCGCCAGGCGTGCGTGCTGATCGCGCGGACCGCGCAGTGGTGGCCGAAGCCGGCCGAGCTCATCGCGCAGGTCGAGGCCCTGGCTCGAGACGAGGCGATCACCCGCCGGATGAAGCTCGAGGCGCTCCTGCCGGCGGCGGAAGAAGCGGACCCTCGGACGTGGGTGCGCTGCCAGAACTGCGCGGATGAAGGCTGGGTGATGCACACGTGCGCAGGCGGCGCGTCGCGGACATGTGGACGGCCGAGCAAAGGCCACTTCGTCACCGATCCAGCGACCAAGCACAGCTCGTACGTCGGCGCGTGCCGATCCTCGCATCTCTTCGCGGTCCGTTGTATGTGCGCGTACTTGCATCGTGAGGTGTAAATGACCGCCAATCTCGCCACCGTGGCAACACTCCCTGGATCTCCCTACACGCGCGAGCAGATCGATCTCATCAAGCGCCAGGTCGCCGTCGGCGTCACCGACGACGAGCTCAAGCTCTTTCTCTATCAGTGCCAGCGCACCGGTCTCGATGCGCTCACGCGCCAGATCTACGCGATCAAGCGCGGCGGGAAGCTCACGATCCAGACGGCGATCGACGGCTTCCGGCTCATCGCGCAGCGGACCGGCGAGTACCGCGGCCAGGTGGGGCCGTTCTGGTGCGGCGAGTCGGGCGCCTGGATGGATGTCTGGCTCTCGAGCGATCCGCCCGTCGCCGCCAAGATCGGCGTCTGGCGCAAAGACTTCGCCGAGCCGGTCTGGGGCGTGGCGCGCACCGATGCGTACGCGGCACGCGGCGAGAGCGGCCGGTTCGCCGGCCTGTGGCGGACGATGCCTGACACGATGGTCGCCAAGTGTGCGGAAGCGCTGGCCTTACGTAAGGCCTTTCCGCATGAGTTGTCAGGTGTCTACACCGGCGACGAGATGGCCCAGGCCGTCAATCAGGACACCGGCGAGATCGTGGCCGAGACGCCAGCGGTCGACACGCCGGAGGTCGCGCGGCCCGAGACGATCGAGGTCAAGGTGCTCGGCATCGTCAAGCGCCAGGTCAAGAACGGCGCCCAGAAGTACGTCATCACCGCCGATAACCAGCAGACGTACCACACGTTTTCGCTGACGCTCGCCACCGCGGCGAAAGACGCGCAGGCGGCCGGCCTGCCCGTCCTCATCACCTACACCGACACAAAATACGGCCGCACGATTTCACACCTGCGCGAGCGCGACGATCCGCGCCCAGAACCACCGCTTTGAAATGTGATGGCTAGTCGCATCATGACCACTCGTGCCCTCCACGCGGCACTACAGGTCGAGGGTTTCACGCTCCCGGAGAACTGCCGGGAAGTGCGGCTCATCCTGGGTGTGGACGCGGTGATGCTCCTGCAATTCGACGTGTTTGTCACAGACGAGAACCTGGCGCGCCTCGGTCGCGCCTTCCTGCGAATGTCGGAGAAGGAGAAGAAGGCATGATGCGATCACTGCTTGTCGGACTCGTCGCGCTGCTCGTCGCCGGCTGCGGGGATACGATCGTGAACATTCCGACCACGCCGACGCCGACGCCGACCACGCCGGTGGTCGTGAAACATACGATCCAGTTCCGCGTCATTGGGAACGCGACGAGCGCCCGCGTCCGCTACTCGACGCCGCTCGACGGGCTCGGCCAGGTCGTCACCAGCTTGCCCTATTTCAACTCGCTCACGATCTCGGGCGACTCGCTCTTCTTGTCACTCGAAGGGAGCCCGATCAGCTACGGCTACGGCGTGCTGTACCCGTTCCTGTCGGTGCAGATCGTCGTCGACAACGTCGTCTTTCGAGAAGCGACCTCGCAGGATTTCCTGACCGCGCCGCTCTCGGTCAGCGGGCAGTGGCGGCAGTAGATCATGGCGCCCCTGATCCCGAATCCGATCGCCGCGCTCATGCTCGACGATCTCCGCCGCGCCGCCGCCTATCTCGAGGAGATTGGCGAAGTAAACAAGAACGGCCCGATCGCGATGGAAGCGCGCAACCATGCCATGCGGCTCTGGGCCGCGTCCCAAGTGGTCGAGCGGTTGATTGTCGGCGTCGAGCAACTGATCATCCAGGAGCGATCGCGAGTGATGCAGGAGGGGAGCGGCGAATCGTGACGACCGAACGCGCCGCCTGGACGCGGGCGCTCAGCGACGACGAGCCCCTGCGCGCGAACAAGTATCACGCGCAGATCTGTACCGTCGACGGCATCAGGTTCGACTCGCGGAAAGAAGCGCGCCGGTACGAACGGCTGAAGTTTCTCTTGATGGTCGGCGTAATCCGCGACCTCGAGATGCAGCCGGAGTTCCCGATCACGGTCCTCGAGCTCTGGCGCGACGACGGGCAGCTGGTCCACTGCGGCCGCTTCACCGCGGATTTCCGGTACGTCGAGACGGCCAGCGGTGAAGTCGTCATCGAGGACACGAAGAGCCCGCCGACCAGGAACACCGCGTACCGTTTGCGCAAGCGCCTGGTGGAAGCGATTCACGGCGTCACGATTCGCGAAGTGTGAAACGTGTGAGCGAATGGACCAGATTCATGCACCGCCAAGAGTGGCGGTTACGACGACTCCAACAATGGTCAAAAAAAGGAAGTAGACACCCGATGCCCAGCCCAACATTCGACCCGATCATCGACGTGCAAGACACCATCGACGCCTGGCTCGCGGGCGATCCAGAGGCCCAGCAGTACGTGAAGAAGATCTACTACGTGCCCGACGGGGCCGAGATTCCCGGTGACGTCACACACATGAATCGCCTGACGTCGCTCGCGCATCCTGATCTCGAATTGCGCCTGGGCGTCGTCGCCACGGTCAAGACAGCCGCCCTCTCGAATGTGATCCTCGGCCTGATCGGCCGCGCGGCCGCCGATCCCAAACAGGAGTGAGCGGGAATGGCTCATCACGATCAGGCGCCCGCGCGGCTCGTCATCTGTGCCCCAGCCAAGCTGCCGGCCATCTTCGGCAATGACCTCAAGGGCACCTGCGCGCTCTGCCGTCAGTCGGTCCGTTTTCGCCCGCATGTGCCGGCGCCCCGCGTGCTCGTCTGTCTGGAGTGTTACCTCGTGCACGCCGAGCCAGGCGCCAAGTGCGAACTCCTGCCCGCGGCCGCCCTCGAGCTCGAGCAGATGGGCTTCGACCCGCCGAGATGGGGTGACTGAATGCGCTGGCCGTTCTGGTGCAAGCACGCGCAGACCTGGCGCGACCGGACGGTCGACGGCCGCCTGGTGCTGGTCTGTCACGCCTGCGGCCGGCGTGTGCCGGTGATCACGCGGACCGAGGAGGAACAAGCCGCGATGCGCGCCCGCTTCCCAGATCCGCCAGCGCTCTCGGCGCGCAAGGGGCCGCCGTCATGACGATGGCTGACCACGTCCTGCTGGTGCTCGCGCTGGGCCTGTCGCTCATGATGCTCGTGCTCACGCTCAAGTGCCTGCGGCAGATCAGCGCGCAGATGGCCGTGCTGACGCTCCGCATGATCGACCTCGTTGAGGCGATCAAGGAACTCGACACCGATCTGCGGGCCGAACTCGACCGGTTCCTCTGATGCCTGATCAGGCGCCTCACTTCTGTGTCGTGCCCGGCTGCGCCCAGCTCACCACGCGCCGCCGCTGTCTGGCCCATGCCGCCCTGGCCGAACACGCACGCCCCAACTACGCGCTCCGCCGGTGGTACCGTACGCCCCAGTGGAAGGCGCTCCGTGCCCGTATCCTGCGCGAGGCGTGCTACACCTGCGCCCTCTGCGGCCAGGTCTTCCTCGCCCTCGAGGTCGACCACATCACCCGGCACGAGGGCAACCCTGCTAGGTTCTGGGCTCGGGCAAACTTACAAGCGCTCTGTCGTCGCTGCCATCAGCAGAAGACGCAACGTGGGGAGTAACAGCCGGCCGCTGGAGATGGGGAGATCCGACCGCTGGGATAATCCTGGGGCGATGTAGGAGGATCTGACGCACCCTGGGGGGAGGCGAAAAGTTAAAAAGTGGACACCCTGGAAACCATGCCAGCGCTACATACGACTTTTGCCTATCTGAACTATGCCTGATCTCGCCGTCATTCCGCTCAAACGTGACCGGCGAGGCGGCTGGAACCGGAACGCACCGGTTCGCGACGTGGGCCTCTTGGAGGCACCGGCGGCCTCGCAAGATCCGATCGCGTTCATCAACAGCCTGACCCACACGAAGGGCGCATTCGCCCGACAAACCTTCAACCTGCGGCCCTGGCAGGTGCGCATCATCAAGCGGTTGTTCAAGAAGCGGCCCGACGGGCGGCGCCAGTACCGGACGTGCCTGTTGATGCTGCCGCGCAAGAACGGCAAGACGGAGCTCGCGGCGGCGATTGCGCTCTATGGGCTCCTGGCCGATGGCGAGGCGGGCGCCGAGGTCTATTCCGCGGCGGCCGATCGCGATCAGGCCAGCTTAGTGTTTGGCGTGGCCGCCCAGATGGTCCGGAACGATGCGGCGCTCGAGGGCGCGTGTTACGTCGTCGAGTCGCAGAAGCGGATCGTGCACGCGTCGACCGGCAGCTTCTACCGCGCCATCGCGGCCGAGGCGCACAGTAAGCACGGCTTCAATGCGTCGATGGTGATTTATGACGAGCTGCACGCGGCGCCCGATCGCCGGCTGTACGACGTGTTGTCGACGTCGATGGGCGCCAGGGAGCAGCCGCTCCTGCTCGTGATTTCAACGGCCGGGTACGATCGCCACTCGATCCTCTGGGAGCTGTACGCGCACGCGAAGAAGGTCCAGGAGCGGCCGGCGCTCGATCCGTCGTTTCTCCCGATCTTGTATGAGGCGCCGGAGGGGGCCGACTGGACGAAGCGCCGGGTGTGGCGGAAGGCGAATCCAGCGCTCGGCGATTTCCGCTCGCTCGAGGAGATGCAGATCTTGGCGGCCCGCGCGAAGCAGATTCCCGCGCAGGAAAACAACTTCCGCCGCTTGTATTTGAACCAGTGGACCGAGCAGGCCGCGCGCTGGATTCAGATGCCGGCCTGGGACGGCTGCCAGACGTCCGTGGGCGGCCGCCAGGCGCTCCACAAGCGTCGATGCTACGTCGGGATGGACCTGAGCACGACGACCGACCTGACGGCGATCGTGGCGGTCTTTCCCGACGAGCTCGGCTTCGACGTGCTCGCCCAGTTCTTCGTGCCCGAGGAGCGGATCGTGGAACGGTCCCGCCGCGATCACGTCCCGTATGACGAATGGGCGCGCCAGGGCGTCCTGACCTCGACGCCTGGCGCGGTCGTCGACTATGACGTGCTCAGGCTGGTCCTCCTACAATGGGCCGCGGAGTTTTCCCTGCAGATGGTGGCCTTCGATCCGTGGAACGCGACCGACCTGGTGACGCGCCTGCAGCAGCAGGACGGGCTACCCTGCGTCTCGATGCGCCAGGGCTTCGCGTCGCTCTCGGCGCCGACCAAGTCGCTCGAGCAGGCCATCGTCGGCCGCCGGCTGCGCCATGACGGGCACCCGGTGCTCCGCTGGAATGTGAGCAACGTGGCCGTCGAGACCGATTCGGCGGGCAACCTGCGCCCGAGCAAGCACATCTCGACCGAGCGCATCGACGGTGTCGTGGCCCTCATCATGGCGGTCGACCTGATGAACCGCCTCGGGACAGCGTCGACGCCGAGTTACCAGATGCTGGTGGTCGGGTGAAGCCCCGCGGCGGGCGCCCTCGTCTGGCCGCGGACGACTCCTCAGTGAGCGTGCACTTCAGGCTGCCTTCGAAGCAGTACGACCTGACGCAGAAGCAGGCCGACCAGGCGCGGCTACCGCTCGGTGACTGGCTCCGGCTGGTCGTCGAGCGCGCCTGTCGCCCGAAGCCGAAGGCCTGACCGGCGCCCCAACTGTAGAGGGTCCACGAGGTTTTGTGGCCGTAAATAGACAGCCCGCCGCAAATACGTTCCACTCGTGAACCGTGGATCGTGCGTACGCGCTGCTCGAGGTCAAGACGGTCGAACCGGCCCGCCGGATGATCAGCGGTATCGCGTCGACGCCTGAGCTCGATCGCCAGGGCGATATTTTCGACCCGGCCGGCGCCACGTTTCGGAATCCCGTCCCGCTCCTGCTCCATCACGACGAGCGTCAGCCGGTCGGGACGGCTTATCTGGCGGTCACGCCCGCCGGCATCACGTTTGACGCGACGTTCCCATACGTCGAAGAGCCGGGGCCGCTCAAGGCGCGCATCGACGACGCCTGGCAGTGTCTCAAGGCCGACCTGGTTTCCGGGGCCTCGATTGGGTTCCGCATCCTCGCCGGCGGCGTGCAGTACCTCAAGAGCGGCGCCCGTAAGCTCGTCAAGACAGAAATCTGTGAGCTCTCACTCGTGACGATTCCCGCCAATGCGAGCGCCACGATCCGCCTTGTCAAATCACTCGCGGCGCCGCGCCGCACGGAGACCCATGTCATGAAGCCAACGATCTCGGAACACATCCAGAACCTCGAGAACAAGCGCGCCGCCGTGGCGGGACGGATGGCCGACATCATGAAGGGCGGCGCCGACGAAGATCGGACGCTGAACGACGAGGAGTCGACCGAACACGACGGCCTGGCCGTGCAGGTCAAGTCCATCGACGCCGACCTGGGGCGCTGGCGCGAACACGAGAAGCTACAGATCACAAGTGCCGTCCCGGTCCCGGCGATCCCGGCGCCGCGGCCGGCGTACCAGTCGATCTCGGTCAAAGCGAACGTCCCGCTCGGGACGGCATTCGTCCGCGCCGCCTGCGCGCAACTGGTCTGCAAGAGCACGGGGCAGAATCCGATCGAATACGCGGAACGCTGGAAGGATTCCACGCCTGAAGTCGCGCTGTACCTCAAGGCCGCGGTCGCGCCTGGCACGATCACCGATGCGACGTGGGCGTCGCCGCTCGTGAATCAGAACGTCTCGAGCGAGTTCCTCGAGCTCCTGCGGCCGGCGACGATCCTCGGCAAGATCCCGAACATGCGGCAAGTGCCGTTCAACACGAAGGTCCCGAGCCAGACGGCCGGCGGCACGTATGGCTGGGTCGGAGAAGCGAAGCCGAAGTCCGTCACGAAGCTCGCCTTCTCGTCGACCTCGCTCGCCGTCTCGAAGGCCGCCGGCATCATCGTGCTGACGAAAGAGCTCGTGATGCTCAGCAACCCGAGCGCCGAGGCGCTGGTACGCGCGGATATGGTCGCCGGGATTGCGCAGTTCCTCGATCAGCAGTTCATCGATCCCGCTGTGGCCGCGGTCGCCGGCGTCAATCCGGCGTCGATCACCAACGGCGCGCCCACCGCGGCGGCGACGACCAATCCGCTCGCCGACATCATCGGGCTGATCTCACACTTCGCGACCAACAACATCGGCGTCGATGGCGTGACGTTCATCATGTCGGCAGCGAATGCGCTGTCGCTCACGTTCCGCACAAACCTGGACGGCTCACCCGAGTTCCCAGGCGTCACGATCAGCGGCGGGAGCTACAAGGGGCTGACGTTCATCACGAGCCAGGCCGCCGGCGGGAACGTGATCGCGCTCCAGCCGCAGCTGATCTTGTATGCCGACGATGGCGGCGTCTCGATCGACGCCTCCGAGCAGGCCTCGCTGCAGATGGACAGCGCGCCGGCCTCGCCGTCCGATGCGACGACCGTCTACGTCTCGCTCTGGCAGACCAACACGATCGGCCTGCGCGCGGAGCGGTTCGTGAACTGGGCGAAGGCGAACGCGAACGCGGTCAAGTACCTGACGGCGACCGCCTGGCCGGCGCCGACGGGCCTCGAGGCCGCTGGGACGAGCCGCAGCAAGGGCTAGCCCGTGGGGGTCCTGGCGTCGATCCGCTCGTCGCTGCGCGCGGTCTTCGCACCGGGCGCGACGGCGCCAGGCACGGGCGCCTGGATGCCGATCGTCGGCGAGCCCTACACCGGCGCCTGGCAAAAGAACGACGAGCTTCGCCTCGAGACGGCGCTCGCCAACCCGGTCGTCTTTCGCTGCGTCTCGCTCATCGCGTCCGATATCGGGAAGCTGCCGCTGCGGCTCGTCGCCGTCGATGCCAGTGGGATCTGGCACGAGACGACGAGCCCCGCGTTCTCGCCCGTCCTGCGCGTCCCGAATCGCTACCAGACGCCGGCCCAATTCTTCGAATCCTGGATGTTTTCCAAGCTGCTCTGGGGCAACACCTACGTTCTGAAGGACCGCGATCAGCGCGGCGTCGTGACGGCGCTCTATGTCCTCGACCCGTGCCGCGTCAAGCCGCTCGTGGCGCCCGATGGGAGCGTCTATTACGAGCTCCAGACGAGCGACCTGGCCGGCATTCCGGCCAGCGGCGGCCCGCTCGTCGTCCCGGCGAAGGAGATCATCCACGACCGCTGGAACTGCGCGTTCCATCCGCTCGTCGGCCTGTCGCCGCTCTACGCCTGCGGCGGGGCGGCGCGGCAGGGGCTCGAGATGCAGGCGGCCAGCACGTCGTTCTTCTCGGGCGGCGGCCGGCCCAGTGGGGCGCTCATGCCGCCACAGGGCGCGCAGTCGCTCGATCAGAAGACCATCGAGCGCATCAGTGCCACGTGGAACAACCTCGGCGCCGGCCGCACGGCGATCCTCGGCGATTTCATGAAGTACGAGCCGATCGGAGCATCGGCGAGTGACTCGCAGCTCATCGAACAGATGGGCCTCACCGCGAAGATGATCGCCGGCTGCTTCGGCGTGCCGATCTCGATGGTCGATTCCAGCCAACAGCCGCCGTATGCGAACAACGAAGCGTCGACGCTCCAGTACCACTCGCAGTGTCTGCAGACACATCTGACGGGCATCGAGGCCGCCCTCGATGCGGGGCTCGAACTGCCGCCGCCCTACGGCACCGAGTTCGATCTCGACGACCTGATCTGGATGGACACGGCGACCAAGACCAAGGCCGCGCACGATGCGATCAGCGCCGGCGCGATGTCGCCGAATGAAGCGCGCCTGAAGTACTTCGGGCTCGGGCCGGTGCCTGGCGGCGACACGCCGTACCTCCAGCAGCAGTACTACTCGCTCGAGGCGCTCTCGATGCGGGATCTGAGTGCCCCGGCGCCAGCGACGGCCCCCCCCGTCGTGGCGCCGGCCGATGTGACGGCGACGGAGGTCGAGACGCCATGACGCTCACCTTTTCGCGTGTCACGCTCGCCGGTCCGCTCTGGACGGTCGCGGAAGTCAAAGCGATCCAGTTGCGCATCACCGACGCCGCGCACGATGCCGACGTGCAAGAAAAGCTCGACGCGGCCGAGGAATACGTCCTGGCGTATCTCGGCGCCGCCGCCGATGCGACCTGGACGCCGACCACGGCGCCCAAAATGGTCAAGCACGCGATCGTGATGCTGACGATGTATCTGTACGAGCATCGGGGCGACGACACGCCGGCCAATGATGCCGACGTGTGGTCGGTGCTGCGCAACCTGCTGGGCCAGTATCGCGATCCGGGGCTGGCCTGATGGGGATTGGCGCGTATCGGCATCATGTGACGCTCGAGCATCCGGCAGTCGTGCTCGAGCCGCCGGACTGGTACTGCGCGATTCAGTCGGCGGCCGGCCAGGTCATCGACGGCCAGGCGGCCTACTTCGTCCGCGGCCGATTTCATCCGGGCATCACGCTCGAGACGCGCGTGCTGTTTGAGGGGCGGAAGTTGCAAGTGCAGAGCGTGAGCGACGTCGACGAGCGGCATGTGGAGCTCGTCTTGATGTGTGTGGAGGTGGTCGCCCGTGGCCGACAACCAGCTACGTCTTAACGGGCTCGACGATCTGCGGAAGGCGCTGCTCGCGCTCCCGCCGCAGCTCGTGCAGGAGGCCGGAGTGATCGTCCACGCGCAGACCCAAGCGGCGGCGCGGGAGATCTACGCGGCCTATCCGGTCCACAGCGGCAACCTGCGCGAGCATCTGCGGGTCGAGGTCGGCGGCGATGCCGTGAGCGCGATCGGGCGGATCAAGAACACGGCGAAGCACGCCTGGCTCTTCGAAAACAGCAAGGGCACGCCGCGCCACTGGACGAAGGGCAGCACGACCAGGCCGTTCCGGAAGAAGGGCACGGCGACGATCCCCAACTGGGGCATTGGGAAGGCGACCGGATCGTTTTTCGGTCGCCATATGTTCATTCCGATCGCGATGCAACGGCGTCGGATCATGCTCTCCGCCCTCATTGACCTGGTCGAGAAGGCGGGTCTGCACGTCAGCGGCGCGGCCGGCTGATCGTGTTCACGTTGACTATCTACGGCTGAAGGAGACACTCACATGGCTGCACCCGCTGCTCCCGTCAACAATCCCGGCACCCACGGCAAAGAAGGCATCGTCGCAATGAAGATGCTCGCGGGCGATCCGTACGTCGCCGTCGGCAACATCAGCGACTGGGCGCTGAACATGGCGAAGGATAAGGTCGAGACGACGAGTCTCGGCGACGCCAACAAGCGGTACGTGATGGGCAACAAGGATCTGTCCGGCTCGTTCACGGCGTTCTGGGACCGCTTGTCCGACGTCCTGTTCGACGCGTCGGATACCGACCTCGGCTGCTTCATCGCGATCTACCCGTCAGCGACGTCGTCGCAGGCGTGGGAAGGCCCCGCGCATCTGGACGCCTCCATCAAGGGCGGCGTGACCGCGGCGGTCACCATCGACGCGACCTTCGTCGCCAACGGCGCCTGGACGCGGACCTCGATGGTCGCGGCGACGGGCGCGAACGGCGTCTCGGCGCCGGGGTCGTTCACGCCGTCCGGCGCGATGGCGCCCGCGAACCTGGCCGGGATGACCGGCATCACGGCGAACCCCAACACGGCCTGGCCGGCGGGCAGCTACGTCAGACTCGGCGACGGGTCGACGGCCCACTGGAACGGCACGGCCTGGGTCGTCGGAATCGCCTGACCGATGGCCCTGACCGGCCTCTCGCATCGGATCGTCATCGAAGGCGTGGCGGCCACGGTCCGGCTCGGCTATCGCCAGGCCGCCACGCTCGGGCGCTGGAAGGTCGACGGCGACCTGTTCATCGCCGCGGTCGAGACCGTCGATGGTTTTCGCATCACCCAGACGCCGCTGACGCTCGAAATCCCGAATGCGGACGGCATCCCGACACGCCGCGGGCTGGCGGAGGTCACGGTCTATCAAGGGCAACTGTCGGCGCGACTGCTGAAAGGGACACGATGAGTCGCTGGTACCTGAAACCCGAGGAAGTGCGGCTGGAGCTCGACGGCGGCGACTGGCTGCTCGTCAAAAAGCATCTCACGGCCGGAGAAACGCGACACTTGCAGGCGCGGGCGATCAAGGCCGGCTCGATGAAGGCTGGCACACAGCCTGAGCTCGACCTCAAGAATCTCGCGACGGCCCAGGCGGTCGAGTACCTGCTCGATTGGAGCATCACCGACGTCAACGACAACCCGATCCGCATCCGCGACCAGAGTGACGACGTCATCGCCTCGGCGCTCGACGACATGGCGCCGGAAGGCTGCAAGGTCATCCTCGAGGCGATTCAGGCGCACGACGCCGCGATGGAGCGCGAGCGCGACCACCAAAAAAAAGTCCGGGATGGCGCGACCGAACCCTCTCCGACCTTTACATCTGTCGCGTGATGGGCTGGACGTATGACGAGCTGCTCGAGCTGCCCGTCGACGTCTACAGCGTGCTCGTCGACGCCTTGAACGAGGAAGCCGCGCCCAGTCGAAAGTGATATGGCCCTTTCCGCGACCTTCACCGCGAACTTCGCCAGCTTCTACGACGCGGTCGATAAGGCCGACGCGAAGCTGAAGGATTTCGGCTCGGGCGCCGACAAGGTCGGCGGCCGCCTCAATACCCTCGCCAATCAGTTCTCCGGCCAGAAGATCGTCCAGGAAGCCACGATCGTGGCCAAGGCCGTCGAAGAAATCGGCGGCGTGTCGAACCTCACCGAACGGGAACTGCAAAAGCTCGGCAAGACGGCGCAAGAGGCGGCCGAAAAGCTCGGCAAGCTGGGAAAGGATGTGCCGGCCGGCATCGCGGAGATCGCCAACGCGGCGAAAGATGCGTCGGCGAAAACGTCGGTCCTGAACGAGACCTTCGGGCAACTGGTCTCGGCGTTGTCGGTCTCGTCCTTGATCAACAAAGCGGCCTCGGGCCTGGTGGGGATCGGCAAGGCGGCGATCGAGAACGCGGGAAAGCTCGTCGATATGAACGTCAAGACGGGCGTCTCGATCGAAGGCTTGCAGCGGATGGGCTTCGTTGCGGAGCATACCTCGACGACGGTCGAGGCGTTCGCCGATGTCATCTTCAAGATGGGGACGAACGTCGAGAAAGGATCAAAGGAAACCGTACAGGCGGTCGAAAAACTCGGGATCTCGTTTAAGGATTTCCGCGCGCAGAGTCCCGAGGAACAGTTCAATACCCTGGTCAAAAACGTCGATAAGCTCGGGCCGGCCGGGGTGCGGAATGCCGATCTCGTCGCGATTGGCGGGAAGGCCGTCGGCGAAGCGATTTCCGGCATGGTGGACGGGTACGAACGGCTGGCGGCGCAAGCGACGGTCACGGGCGCGGAGCAAATTCGCGCGATCGATACGGCGTCGGAAAAGTGGGACGAATTTACCGCAAAAATCGGGACACATATTACGACGACGGCCGGCAATATCGTGATCTTGACGGGGGCGTTATCCGATAACAAGGTCACCTGGTCGGAATGGTTGAAGGTGGTGACGATGCAAGCGGGCGCCGCGCAAAATGCGGCGATCGCGGCGCTCGCCACGAAGGGCACGATCAACGAACTGACGGACGCACAGAAAAAACTGATTGCTGAGGAGGCGAAGCTCGGATCGTCGCTCGATTGGATCGCTGGACTGACGCATGCATCGAAGGAAGCGATCGAAGCGTACGAAAAATCGTTGAATAGTGCGGCGGTCGCCCACCATAAGACGGCGGAGGAACTCGCGGCGGAGACGAAGGCGCAAAGCGAGCACGAGGCCGCGGTCAAAAAAGCGAACGACGCGATTCTCGCGCAAAAGGCGGCGATTCAGGCGCTGGCCGATACCTATACCGGCAAGGCGCTAGCCGCGGAGATTGCCAAAGTCACCGAAGCGATCCGCGTGGCCGGCGGGATCGAGCATATCTCGGGGCAGCAATTAGAGGCGCTCGCGAAACAGGCGAAGGCGTTTCAGGCGGCCGGCGGCACGCTCTCTCCGGTGCTGCAAACGATCGAGGCCAATTTTCTGACGTTCGCGGACGCCGGGATCAAGGTGGAGTCCGGCCTGGGGCGGCTGGTCAAGCTGTTACCGCAGGTCAAGCTCGAAGCGAAGGATCTGTCGGACGTGATCGCGGCGGAGGACGCGGCGTTCGCGTTGATGCTCGCGAAAAGTGACGCGCGCGGGTTGCCGCAATTGGGGATCAAGGGATCGCAGGGAACCAAAGTCACGCTCTCGCCGGAACCGGCGGCGAAAACCAACGAGTGGGCGCAACAAGTCGAACTGCTCTCGCAAGAATTCGTCAAGCTGGGGCAAGCGGCCGGCGGCTCGATCGGCTCGATTTTGAGCGGGACGGGGCAAGCGATCGTCTTGATGGAGGCGGCGCAAAAATCTACCGAACAGATCGGGATCAACGGGAAAAAGCTCGGCGGGTCGTTCGGGCCGATCTCGACGATGTTCAACGACAACGCGACGTCGGCGCAAAAGTGGGGCGCGACGATACAAGCCGGGTCGGCGATCGCGTCGGGCGCGATGGATGTCTGGGCGAGCTCGGCGAATCAGGGGAGCAAAGCGGCGAACGTCCTGGGCGGGACGATGGCGGGCGCGAAGGCGGGCGCGGCGTTCGGGCCGTGGGGCATGGCGATCGGCGCCGCGGCCGGGGCGCTCACCGGGTTTATCCGGAATCTGACGGCGGGGCGCAAGGCGGTCGAGGAGTTCGCGAAAACGCAAGGCGGGTTCGATGAACTCCACAAGAAGCTCGGCCAGCTCGGCGCGGACGGCGAGAAGATGTGGGTCCAACTGACCCAAAACACCCGCAAGGGGGATCTCGCTGGCGCGCAAGCCGAGATCGACAAAATCAAGGCGGCGCTCGGCGGCGTCGAGGAGGCCTTCGCGAAAGCGGCGGCGAGTCCGGCCGGGACGATGTGGGACAAGTCGTTCCAGACGTTGATCGCCGATTCCGAAAAACTCGGGATGAATCTCGACAAGATCGCGGAACTCAAAGCTGGACAGGTCAAGAATGCGGCGGCCGGGTTTGCGAGCGCGGTGGGCGTGACGGCCGGCGCGGCGAAGCAATTGGCGGCCGATCAAGCCAAGTTGGCCGATGTGTTGGCCAAGGCGCCATCCGGCCAGGCGCTCGATCCGTCGACACAAGCCGAGGTCGAAGCGCTCAATCAGGATCTGAAAGATCAACAGGGCATCATCGATGCCACGGGGCTCCATTCGCAACACGCGGCGTCGGCGATCGCGGGCTCGATTGCCGGCATTATCGCGGCGAACATGGCGGCCGGCGAGTCGTTCGTCTCGGCGGTGCGGGAGGCCGGGCCGACGATCGAAGGGCTGGCCGATGAGCTCAAACGGACAGGGCTCGACGGCGGCGAAGCGTTTGCGTTTATCAAGTCGGAGGCCGATCTCGTCAACGACGCGGTGGCCGGGCCGGCGCTGACGGCGATCGAAGGGCTGACGGCGGGCATGGTCGGGCTCTCGAATGCCGGACTCCTCACGCAAGACATGTTCGGCGGGTTGAGCGAACAGATTACGGGCACGTTCCAATCGCTCGTCGATCAAGGGAAGGACGGGCCGGCGATTCTCGCGGCCATGCAGCCGGATCTCCAGGCGCTCTGGGAAGCGCAAGAGAAGTTCGGGTACACGACGGACGAGGCGACACAAAAACTCCTCGATCAGGCGGAAGCGGCCGGGCTCGTCGGCGAGAAACATAAGCCGGTCAACGAACAGATGCTCGACGCGCTGACGAAGATCGAGGCGGCGGCCGGCCGGATCGCGGATGCGCTGGCGGGGCCGGGGCAAGGGTCGATCACGGCGGCGACCAAAACGGCGGCCGGCGAGCTCTCGAAGTTGCCGAAGTCGATCGACATTCAAGTCCAGGGGCGATACGTGCCGCCGGACATCCCCGGCGGCGGCGGCGCGGTCACGCCGCCGGACTATGGTGGGGCGCAAGCGGCCGGCGGTGATTACCTCGTCACCCGTCCCACGATGTTTCTGGCCGGCGAGGCCGGGGCCGAGCGGGTCACGTTCCGGCCACAGGGCGGCGGCCGCGGCGGCGCCGGCGGCGGCGTGAATGTGGGCGGCGTGTCGGTCAATATCTCGGGCGGCGCGATCGATGAGGCCTGGCTCCGGCGCGGCGGCGCGCGGCAGATTGCCGATGCGGTCGCGGCGCATCTGGGCCGGTCGCTCGGAGTGGCGCCGGTATGAAGGTCACGATCAACGGCGGCGAGGTCACGGCGAACATCCGGTCGGCCTCGGGGGCCACGATTGGCCCCATGCGAGTGAATGAGCTCTCGACGGCGCATTTCCAGTTCCTCGATGGGACGGCGCCGAGTCGCGGCGACACGCTCGTGGCGTACGGGCCTGACAATACGACACCGATTTTTGGCGGGCTGGTCCGCAAGCGGACGGCGACGGCGTATGAGCGCGGGCTGACGCAATTCTTCGTGGATTGTGATGTGGACGATTGGTGGGTCTATCTGGACACGTCGATCGCGACGTCGCGCGTGTATGCGGCGCCCGTCACCTTGAAACAAGCGTTGATCGATCTGGTGGCCGATTGCGGGCTCGGCGCGGCCGGCTTCACGGTCGATCCGGCGCAAGTGAACGGGCCGACCTTCGCGGCGTTTGCGTGGGCGCAAACCGGGGCGGCCGATGCGGTGCGGATGCTGTCCACCTGGGCGACATCGGGATCGACCAGTTACGTCGCGCGGATTTCGCCGTTGAAAGTGATCCGGATGTTCGTACCAGGTACCGATCCGGCGCCCTTCGCGATCACGGACGCGGCGCCACATTGCGAGGATCTGACCTGGGCCGATCCGGATGCGATTGCCTATACCAAAGTCGCGCTCTGGTGCGGGCCGCCGGGGCCGATGGATTATCACCAAACGTGGACCCAGGCGGGCGGCGCGACGTTGTGGCTCGCGGATATTCCGGCGGCGAATGGAACGACGGCCGGGTACGTGATGGTCGGTGGCGTCTTCAAGACGGTCAGCGTCTACGGCGACGGGCTCGGGATGTATGAGTGGGATTGGGCCACGCGTACGCTCCATAAAGGGACCGATGGGATTCCGGCGAACGGGACGGTGATCACGCTCGTCTATGCCGCCGCGTCACCGTTCCTGGTGACATCGGGGACGGGGTCGATTGTCAGTACGGCGAGCTCGCCCGAATCGCTCACGCTCGCGGACGGGCAACGGACGGCCGATGGGCTGTATGCCAGGGTGCACGGTGGCGCGAAAACGTGGGCCATTCTCAGTCACGATCACGGCTGGCGGCCGGGGCAAGGGATCACGATCAATCTCTCGGCGCCGGCCGTCAGTGGCCTCCTGACGATCAACGCGGTCACGATTCAAATCATCACGGGGGCGATCTGGAAATATCAGATCGAAGCGGCCGAAACCGTCGTGTATCAGGGTAGTAGTAACGATCAATGGCGGGCGCTCTTGTCCGGCGGCGGTGGGGCCGTGGTCGCACCGGCACGCGTGACCAGCGGTGGCGACGGAACACTTCCGCCACTCGCGGCCGGACAGATTTTCGTCGGGTCGGCGGCGAATGTGGCAACGGCGCGGCCGATGACCGGCGACCTGGGGATCGATGCGTCGGGCGTGACGGCGATCGCGGCGGGCGTGATTGTCAACGCGGATATCAGCGCGACGGCGGGGATCGTCGATGGCAAGCTCGCGATCATTTCGTCACCTGGCAAGGTCGCGAATAGTGCGACCACGGCGGTCAGTGGGAATGTGCCGTTAGCGATTGTGTTGCGGGATAGTAACGGCGATGTGGGCGCGCATGAAGCGGTACTGGTCAGTGTCACGTCTCCATCTGGGTCGTTACTGCTCAAGGGCGCGAATGGGGTCGTTGAGGTGCCGTCCAGCTACGGCCTGGAAACAGGATATGCGTCTGGATTCGCCGGGTCGGGCTTTACGTTGAGTATGGGGCGGTATCCGCCGTACGGATCGTATTGCGAGGTGGATCAGTTAACCGTACGCGGGCGGATGAACGTGTATGAATTACTCGTCCATCAAATTCGCGCGACCAACGGTAGCATCTTTGTGGCGAACACGGGGCGCATTAAAGCGGCGGCGGCGGTCGGCGGTGGCGGGTTCAATATCGATACGGAAGGCGCGCACGGGTTCGCGGTGGGGGATCTGATTCGCGCGCAACGGTTTACGACGGCGGGCGGCGGGGCAGCCGTCTATCAGTCGAATCTTGAAGTGGTCGGAGTGTCGAGTACCACGGCGTTCGGCGCGCATCTGTTTAGCGGGGATGTGCCGGCGAATGGCATGGATTACGTACGGATCGGCAATTCCTCAGATGCGTCTCGGCGCGCGTCGATTTATATGACGGCGGATGATGTCGGGGCGCCGTTTATCCAAATCAATAATGACGTGTCCACGTTCGGGGAATTTAATACGACGGCGAAAACGAAGGGCCGGATCGGCAATCTCAACGGGTCGTATAACTACAATGCGGACATCTACGGGATCGCGTTCGGGGATCAGGCGGGCGCGTGGTTGAAGTTGGAGCCGGTGAACGGCTTACGGCTCGGCTTCAACAATACAACCTTTACGCAAATCGACGCGGCCGGGAATGCGCTGTTTTCGGGGTCGATCGCGGTCGGGAAAGTCACGATCACGACTAGCGGGATCGTGATCAATCAAACGGGCGCGTACGATTGGACCGGCGGCGCGTATCGGTTCAATCTGCCGACCTGCAATAACGGGTTGAGCGGGTTTGATAACGGCGCGGGGAATCAGTCGCTCTATCTCAACAATCAATGGGTCGGCGCGGGTACCAAGAATTCACAGATCACGATTGGCGCGAATGGCGGCGGCGGGCACGGGGTCGAGATCCAAGTCAAATCGTTTGGGGCCAGTCTCGGATTGGTATCGATCGGCGGCGTGGGTGTCCTGAACATCACCGAAAATGGCGCGATCGATTGGAGCGGCGGTGCCTCGATCGCCAATTCCGATCTGGTCGCGCGTCGCGATGTCGCGAATACGTTTCTCGCCACACCGAGAATCAGTAGCACGCCGGAAGCGCATATCCATTTGTACATGCCAACGGCGCCAGTGAGCCAAAAGTTTTATGAGATCGCGGCCGGCTCAAGTTATCTCACGTTCCGATTTTATGATGATGGATACAGCGGTGGGATCGATGCGTTTTATGCCACGCGATCAGGGACGGCGTTACAGACGATCCAACGGTACGACAATCAGGCGACGTGGAATACCACGTCAGACGCGCGCGCGAAAACGAAGATCGAGGCGTTCGATCCGGTCGATCGGATGCGGCAGATTGCGATCCGATCGTTTGAGTATACCGGCGCCTTTGGGATGGCGCCGGGACGGGGCATCGGGCCGATCGCGCAAGAGGTACAAGCGGTCTTTCCGGAGTTCGTCCAGTCGCGGACGTTTGGCGATGAGGACGTGTTGACACTGAATCCTGGCGGGTTGTTCATGGCGAATATTGCATATACGCAAGCGATCGACGCGCGGGTGACGGCGCTCGAAGCGATCGCGGCGCGTCTGGAACGGGGGCCAGCATGAGTATAAATGGGACGGTGCCGGTCCTGTCCGAGATCGACGCATTGCGGCTTGAAAAAACGGTGGCGCTGTTTGAGCTGGCACATACCAAAAGTCTGGTCCTGCAAGGCGAGGCGCGACGGTATCAAGCGGAAGCGAACGCGTTACTGGAAGCGGCGGCGCGGGACGGGTACCGATTGCAGCGGGTCGAGGACGGGTCGTTCGTGTATGTCGCGATCGAGGCGCCGGCGTGAGCCGGGTGGGCTGTTTACCGGATTGCCGTAAGGGGGATCGATGGCTGAGGAGTTGATTCTAACCGATCCGATCGTGACACCGGATACCACGAAGTACCGGGTGTCGGCGTTTACGATGGATCTGGAAACGGTGTACGCGGTGACGGGAGATCCGGGGATCGTCACGATCAAGCTCAAGGACGATACGGGGAAGTACTCGTCGTACCAATACACCGGGCAAACGGCGATCACGATGATCAAGCAACTGAATACGGCGAACCTCAGCACGAAAAGCCTCCAAAAGCGGATTCTCGAAAAGTTGTCGGCGGATGGATTTTTACCCGGTACGGTGCAGGGCACACCGGACGCGGTGACAGAGTAGGGCGCCATGATAAGGGGAGGGTTGTGATGGACCTGGTGATCCTCGTGCTCGTCGTCGCGCTGATAGGCTTCCTCGTCTACATCGTCACGACCAAGATCCCCATGCCGGCCGGCTGGGCGACGACGCTCCAGGTGTTCGCGCTCGTGGTGCTGGTCGTGTGGCTCCTGTCGCATTTTCTGGCGGTGCCGAACGTGCTGCCGCGATGAGGCTTCACACGGACAAAGTTGCAGGTTGGGCTGTTGCGAGTTGCAGTTGGCTAAAACATTAGGGAATTAGAGCGAATTATCGCCTTCACACGGCGAGGGTCACTGGTTCGAGTCCAGTAGCGCCCACCACCTCTTTTCCTAACGAAATCGTGCAAAACACTCAGCAAATAGACCGAATCTACTCCTGGCGCCTCGTCTCGTGTCCGTCTCAAAACACGACACAATACGTCCAAAAACACCGCAAAAGTTGCACCTGCAACT